TCCTCGTCGTTGAAATAGCATTTAAACTTTTGAAAATTCATCTTGAAAAATGGACTTATCGCCTAAAATTCTTTATGAAAAAATGAAAAATTTTTTGTGAAAAAAAAATTTCGCGATTTTATAGAAAAAATGGGGTCCAAGTCCTATTTTACAAGTCGATATTTTAAAATGACTGCAAAGAAAAAACCCAGTGAAACACTGGGCTTTCCTCCACAGGAGCGACCGATTAGGCCTGAGCAAGACCGAGTTCAGCAAAGAACTTCTGCTTCTGTTCAGCAGACATAGAGTCAAGGAGGGACTTGACACTTTCGGTGGACGGCTTGCGAGTACCAGTGGCACGGACACCATCGAGGACGGCAGTCACAATGTCAGAGGCAGAGGCGAGTGTCTTGGCACGACCCTTAACAGAACCGTGAGACACACCGGCCAGCTGGCTGAGGTCGTTCATAGAGAACTCGGTCTGTTCCAGGAGTTCCTCAATACGCTTGGCAGCTTCTGCCTTGATGCGGTCCTTAAGTTCGTCGCTGAAGTCATTGGCAAAGCGAATGCTGGTCTTGGTTTCTTCTTCGTTTTCAATAGCCATGATAGGCTCCTTTGGCACATTGTGCCGGTTGATTTTGAGGGAAAGTTAAATTGTTCTTTCAATGATATATACAAACTTTTAATCCGAATTTACCAATTTTCAAGAAAATTTTAATACAAGAATATGGTAAATAGTTCATCAAAATCTGTATATATTTATATGAAAATCACGAATGCAAAAGAGAGAGCCGAGTTCCGTAAGGGTCCGGCCTGGCAGTTACTCCGGAGGTTCCTTGCGGCATCTCGGAACATGACCTGTGAGTACTGTGGTGTGAAATACAAACGTCTATGCGACCTGAATATCCACCACATATATACAACGAACTACGATAACCTGGCCCAAGATAGGTTCCTGGTTCTGTGCAAGACATGCCATGAGTTTATCCATGCCAAGTATCGTAGTCCATTACTACAGGACAAGCACCTTTTCGGTCGGACCGATTGACCGAATATATATTATTATATTCGGTTAGTTTGTCCGAAATCAAGGCAGATAGGCAAGTAATCTGATTACACACCAAGCAATTCCTGTGACAGTGATGATGACAGATGCTATGATAAGCGTCACAATCATCACTATCAAATAAGCCTGCCACAGCCATCGACATGCATCGGCTATCCGGTCACTAATCTTCTTCAGCATTGGCGGCCTCCTCGGCTTTCAAGAATGCCCGAGCTTCCTTCTCGCAGGTAAACTTAAGCATGAGTCCAGCGATGATAGGGACGAGGTCCATGCATCCAGGTTCTGCGGCTAACATAGCACGGATATGTTGTGCTGTGTGTGTGGCAAGCGAGTCCAAAGAGGTTGGTGATAGGTTCATCTTGAATATCTTGAGTGCACCATCAGCCTGCGATAGACTGGCTTTTACAAGTTTATAGTTAGCGTCGGACATTATTCACCTCGTTTCCAAGCTTCAATGTGTTCCTTCAACCTGTCCATATCACCGACACTCAGGCTATTACCATCGGGCAACATAGGCCAAACTTCTTCATACCCATGTGGAAGGTCATCAGTACTATTGTCGCAGTAATCGGTCTCACACACGCAATACATAGAGTCAAGGTACTGGCAAATGTTAGATACCATAGCCTTAACAGTATTATTACGAGGAACAGTCTCTGCAATCTCGTCAATATCTGCCTGAGCATCTTCCAGGAGCTGTTCCATTTCATGCCAATGTTCTTTTGTCATACATCCTCCACCTGTGCGGTTTTAAGGTTATATCTGTTTGCAATCTGATTAATCTGTTTGCTCGTGGTCCTGGAATACTTTCGGTCCCACCATAAAGTATCATCCTTGATGACACCTACGATAGTAGCATAGGACTTGACCAACTTCACACCGAAGTAGCCACCGCTAATCCAGGCCTGACAATAATTGAACCTGGTCCACTCAGGTCCATGGTTCATTACCCGAGTACGATATTCGTGAAATTCTGCGAGTGTCATATGAGACCTCCATCAATATATGCGGTGTCATAGTTGATACCGTTGTCGATGGCCCACCTCTGAACCCAGTCGTACATCTTGTACATGCCGGCTCGGGCATAGGCATTCATCATATCGGCGACCCAAATGGCAGAATGGGTAGGGTTGGCCTTCTCGTACCAAGCCCTGGCCTCTGCTTTCTTAGTGAACTTAGGCAGATTCATTGTGTTACTCCTTGTTAGGGTTAATTCTACGAATAGCCAAACGTTTGTCTGACCATTCCTTTGCCATACGATTTCTAATTTCCCAAGCCGCGGCCTGGGTTACATACTGAGCCAAGACTGCCTCAGTAGCACAATCTATAACTTCATATTTAGGTTTGTATATCATTAGTCATGTCTCCGTAGTGTTGTTAAAAAGGTATATACCTGGCGAGCCACCTCGCTGGTATTTGGAATCTTGCTTGCCTTTAACAACTGCCGAGTTGCCTCAACAGTCAAAGGCTTTCGCTGGCCATTACTAAGCAAGGCTTTGACGACGACCGCGATCGGAATCTTATAGTCTGCCGGTACATCGCTAATAAGTTCTATGATATAGTCCATATCGGTCAGGTTGTCCGCCTCGGTTATTACATTGTCGTAATAAGTTTGGTCCGGGTCAAGACCCATTTCGCACTCAAATACCGTGGCCTTATGAACAGTGTCGTAATTGTCTATAAGTGCCTTGAGTGAACCATTAATAATCAAGTACGATGCCTGTTCAGGTTCGCTACGGTTCCTATCCACGGTTAGATAGGCCTCAATAAGACCATCCCAAGCCTCGTCCCTAGACTTGCCAGTTCGCCTCATAATAACAGATACTATGCGGTCATAATCTATCATAATAATCCTTGCTAATGTTAATACCTACTGGGACACCATCCAGGATGATGCCCCGATGGATACTACACATGCTGCCATGCTTCTTTAACCGCGGTCACCGTGGTATAGCCGTAGAATCTGCCTATGAAGCGATGTTTGATGGTCGCAATGATGTTGCCATCAAGGACGAGGGCAATGTCGTTTGCAATGCCGCCAGCCATCTTACGAAGGACTTTCCTTGCCTGGATAAGGGCCTCAGGAGTCTTATCCCCCGTAAAGGTGAGCATAATGGTATCTTTCGGTACCGTAAAGGTAGAGTTGGTGGTAATAATCTTATACATATGTTATCCTCGTGTATGAATACCCGGAAGTGGATATTCTATTAAGCCCTGGATAAGTTCCAAGGTTTGATAGAATACCCACGGGGATAATATCCCCATGGATATATGTATATTAGACCTTCTTGAACCCAAGGGCGAGCAATGTAGCCTCGTCAAGTCCCCCAAGGTACTTTTTGACGGTTTCGGTAGATACACCCTTGTTCTCAGGTCCATGAGTAAGGATATATTCATTATCCCTACCGGCCTTTTTCATGGTAGATATACTACTGGTGGAAACCATCTTAATGAAACAAAGGTCTGAGTTAGATAGACTATTGACATCAATGTCGGCAAGCCTATCAAGTTCATTATTATGGTTATTCTTGATATTTTCAATATCAATCAATTCTTTTACTTTCATGCTGTTATCCTCGTTTTGATTTTTGATTTTTGGCCCAGGACTTCTGAACCTTACATGATATAATATAGAATTTTGATTTTCAAGAAGTGTCATGAAAACGTCATATTTTTGTCAAACTTTTGTCATGAAATTGTAAAAGTTTTGTCATACGACTCATTTTTATTATAAATATACTACAATTTTCTTATATTTAACGATTTTAGACCTATCTAATATTCTTAGAAACATCTAATATTATTATCCTGGACTAACTTTAATCATTTATCCGAAATATTATATATAAATTAAATATCCTACGTACAAACGAAGGATGTTATCCTGGACTAACATTCTTAGAAACATATAACATTCTTAAACTCGGCTAATATTATTCATTTATATAAATTTTTCAAAATCATATTAATTTATATATATATATAAGATAATATATTTCATATAAGATAATACGTCATATATTGTCATATATATTGTTGTCATAAATTGTCAATAATCAATTATAACGTATAAATTAATATATTATATATAAGATAATATTTCAAAGATGAATATATTAATTTGTATGTGTAGATAAATTAGCCAAATCCATATGGAAAATCTATGAGATGGGAGGGGAGGGGATAAAGGGGTGGGGTGAAGTGAAGTATAGCTCTAACATTTAGCCTATATACCGAATTTATTTATCCTATGCATATAATTTGACCAGCATATTTGGTAAAATTTCTTCGACCAAAACGTATATATGGGTATGGATGAACTCAACGAACAAACACCATCTACCGAAACAGTAGATGTGAATACCCAAGAGCAGCAGACAGCGGAATCTACTGCCGCTCCTGTACAACAGCAGGAAACTGAACAGGTCCGCGAACAAAAGCAGAATAATTGGTCCAATGGGCAGCGCCGTATCCAACAGCGACAGTCCTTGAAGGCTAGGGTCAAAGAACTAGAGGCACGTCTTGCTGAATATGAAGGTAAGGACGATGACTACAGCAAGTTCCAGTCCCAGCAGCTTCAAGACCGTATCGACGATATGAATGCCATATCGGCTGATGCGGAAGCCAATGATTTTGCTGACCATGCCTCGCAATTCTTTGGCGATGAAACTCCGGCCTTTATGTCGAATGTATATCGCTATGCTAGGTATGTGAATGCTAACGAACCAGACCTTCTTCGCTATACACAGCGTGAATATGGTCCTATCCTCCTTCACGAATGGATGCAGAGGATGGACAATCCGCAGCTTAGAGCTCAATGGCTGCAGATGACCGCTTACGAGAAAGGCAGGGTTTTGGATAACTTCTACAAACAGATTGGCCAAGTTATCAGCCAATATGGCAAGGGACAGGCTCCGGCTCCAGCTAGACAAACGAGTGTACCAGTCCCGAATGGTGGCAGACAATCTCCTGGTGCTCCGGCTACTGACGATTTCGGAATTGCACTAGGCCAAGCCTTTAATCGTCATAAAGGATAAATTATGTCCGGTCTTTATGCAAACACTGGCATTACGAATAATGCTCAGCAGATTGTGAATGCACGTCTCATGTCCGAGATTGGCGTGCAGTTCAACATTGGTGCCGATATCCTTGGTAAGGGTAATCGTAGCATCGAAAAGTATCTCGGTGCCGAAAAGATGAGTGGTGACACCGTTATGGTGCCTGTCGTCGATTCGGGTAAGGTGTTCCACAAACTCGACCTCGATGGCGAGGACCTGTCGGTCGCTCGTGATGCCGTTCCGGTGTCCGTCGGTCCGCTTTCTACTGCGGCTGTCATTGACCAGGAAACTCTCACGTTGTCGATGAAGGACCCTGCTGTGATGGGTAAGCGTGTGGCCAAGCTTGCTCTCGATGCGTCCGAACAGGCTTACAAGTGCCTCGCCGGTTCCGCTCTGAGTGCACAGGTCATCTCCACCACTGACATTACCGGTAACAACGGTTTTGCTGCTCGCAACAAGATTTACGACGTCTTCGCTCTCTGTGAAGGTTCGAAGATGGAAGGCGAAACCTTCGGTGTTGTCCATCCGATGGTGTGGTCTAAGTTGGTTGCTGCGTTCCAGAACAATTACTCTCCGAATGACAAGGTGGGTAACGACCTGTACAAGAACGAACTCGGTGAACTCGCCGGCATTCGTTGGACGAAGAGCAATTTCCTGCAGACCATTACGGGTGCGACAGTCAACGACACCCTCACGCTCGACTATACGACGGTCTTTGCTCAGGCCTCTTACGATGTTCAGGGTCCGAATGCCGTTCCGTCCTATGGCCAGCCGACCATGACGTTTGGTACCGGCATGGACGGTTTCTTCACTGTGAAGGAAGTGGGTGCTCTGTCTCAGCCGTTTACCCTGACTCTTGACGGTGAAGCCGTACAGACCACTGACATCTTCGGCAATCCGACGGGTAAGGAAGCCTCCTTCCGCCTCATTGCAACCGAAGTGACCAATGGCGCTGTTACCGGTTGTCGTTTTGCCGGCTTCGTGTTCTTCGAAGGTCCGCGTCAGAACGTCTACCATCCGGGTTACGCGTCTCATGCCCTCACGGGCGCAACCGCCACCAACATCCTTACCAATGGTACGAAGTACCTCGCTCCGGCCGTGGTGTGGAAGAAGGACGATTTCCTGGTTGCAGTCAAGGGCCTCGAAAAGTTCTTCGGTATGGACTCGCTCACCATTCCGACGCAGTACCGTGATAAGGGTATTCTCCCGCTTCGTGGTCTTGCTTGGACGGACCCGGTCAAGGCAGCTACCATCTTCCGCGTGGATGTGCTCCTCGGTATGAGTGCCTTCCTCGGTGTGACGATGAATAGCGTCTATATCCAGGCCTAACTCTCAGTGCCGAGGTAAATGGCACAATAACTCCCGTCGTTGAGGGAACCGCCGGCAGACCGGGGAATAGTCTGCTTAATCAGGCCAGGAGCTCCTATGTCCGAAAAGACTTATACATCAAATATGCCGGGTACTCCGGATATGAGTCATTATCAGCAGTTCGTTCTTGAACGTGCTAATATGACAGACCCATTCACCGACAATGATTATAATAGCTGTATCGAAGCACTTGAAAAGAATAATGCGGTGGCAATCAACTGGAATCAGGGCGGATTCGGTCAGGTTGTCCGACAGTTGCAACTCGTCACCAAGCGTGCTACCGGAAACCTCGAGTTTTCGTACACCCGTGACGATGAGACCCATACTTGGACTGTGAGCGGTTCATCCCCGCACACAATTTCCGAAAAATCATACAAGTTTGATGACAGTTCGATAGTGCCTGTGTATAACACGGGTACAAAGATTGCCGACGTTCGACTCGATGGTGTAGATACTGAACTGTACATCCCGTCCGGCGGTGGCGGTGGTAGTGATGCCCAGTTTGTCCTCGTGCGTTCCAATATGACAACCGACTTCACGAACGAAGAGTATCAAGCCTGCACCGATGCGGTTACTGCGGAACAGGCGGTGTGCGTACAGTTTGAGCGGAATAGTAGAACTTTTCAAGCACAATTGACGCAGGTTGAACCCGATACGGGATTGCTTGTATTTGAGATTGACGTCGTCAACATTCATATAACGTATGAAGTGAGCGGGACGAACAATTCCCACACAATCACGGAGAGCGACTACCAAAACGGAACTCCTATCTTTGACACTCTGCAGGATGCAATATCGTGGAATGTAGTCTTACACAATGGCGACATCTTCGAAACAAACGGGTTCCACACCAGCGGTGACGGCGGTGCTGCGAGGTACAAGGTATCCTCCACGGGTACTGCGAACGGGATGGACATTGTTCAGTTGACGGCTGGCAAACTCGCCATTCTTCAGATTAGTGATGGGACTGGAACTCCTGAACAATTTGGATATGATAGATTCAATCAAGAAGATTTAACACCCGTTATGACTCGCATGCAGACGGCACACATTCGTAACATTGTGTTGAGTCCACTTGAAAGCGGTGATAGTTTCCCATATTTAATGAAAACCACCTTTACACCTAATCCCGCAGTTCGTATCACAAGTCGTTTCAACTTCAACACGGGTGCGGCAGGGCGTATCTGGTTTGTTCCTACGACTTATGGTGCTACCCGTACAGTGATGTTCCAACTTACAGGTAGAGGGTTTGAAATAAAAGACGTTGTTTTGATGAATCGTTCTTGGTTCACTGAAGGCGATAAGCATAACTGCGTGTGCTTCCGTATGGCAATAAACGGAAACAATAACATGTTCTATGACTTTGACTCCCTCGCCATACAAGGATTTGATATTGGATTCTTGCACGAGAACGTTGATGGTCAAGACTCGAGCGGGCTTATCTGGCATTGCACCTGTAACAAGTTGCAGATGGCACTGAACAATGTCAACATATATCTTAAGAACGTTCAGTATTTAACAAAATTCGAAAACTGCTTCCTTACTGTAAACGATAGCGGGGCGAGGTCTGTTGTTCTGGAAGAAACGTTCACGACCGAGTTCACACGATGCAACTTCGGAATATACAACCCTGCCGTTACTGTGGTTGATTTCAAAGACTATCTCGTCACCGGTAAGACAGTCGATAGACGATTCTCTCAAGCGAAGTTCACGAACTGTAACTTTGAGTTGGAGTCTGATGACAGTCACCCATTGCCGACTTCGGCAAAAGGTTTCTTCATGCGGTTCGAGGACCACGATGAGTTTACCGTGGAATTGGATAACTGTTTCTTCATCATAACACCGCTTATCCGTAACAACATATACGGATGCCGTCCTATTCAACTCGGAGCCAAGACCAGATTTAAGATATCTAACAGTTCCGGCCCTTACGCGGATGTGAACTATTCCGGTAACGAGTTTTATGGCTGGGACTACTGCAAGAGGATGTTTGATGAAACAAAGCCTCCGATGAAAGAGGTCGGCAGTTTAATCATCCAGCACTGCGTTGGTATCATCCCTCCCCCTAACAACCAGTGGGGAAGTATGTATTTGCCCGTTGCTAAAACCGACGAAATGACTTGCCCACAGAGCGATGACAATACTGACTTTCTTAACAATTATCCCGATGCGAAGGACGGTGTTCTTCTACTCAACCTTGACAAGGCAAATATCGAGGCGAAGATTGGCAATTCCATCGTACAAGTCACATCTCCAGCGTCCGGGAAGGTTCGTATAGGCGACCGAATTTATGACTACGTAACTATTGACGGTCGTAAGTGGATAACCACAAACCTTCGCCTCTGGACGATGGGGACTCGTCAATGGCACTATCCGGACCACGAAGAATACGGGTTCTATTATCAGGTGCAGTCATTCAGCGAGATTGATGCGTTGCTACCTGCTGGATGGAGAAGGCCCACGAATACCGACTTCAACTCGCTCATTTCGCAGGGATATGCTGCACTTCAAGCAACTGGACAAACCGCATTCCCTAGTGCAACAAATAGTAGCGGATTTTCAGCGTTGCCTTCTCAGCGATGGAAGAAGCCTAACACTACCCATACATTTACAAATTGTTTCTTGTGGGGAAGAGACCAAGGCAATGGATACTCGGCGTTGAGAATTACATCTACAGCGGTATCTATTGCTGGCTGGAGTTATTCCGATATCAACTCTACGAGTGACCCCGTGTATGTTCCGATGCGTGTGTGCTGCGATGCATAAGGAGTGACCGATGCCTACTGAGTCCACACAATGGAGGAAGTTCCTCCAGCCCGTAGTGACCGGGCTCGTCGCGTTGATGGCGGCGGGTGTCGGCTACTTGCAGTATCTCCAGAGAGGCAACAACGAGAAGCGTGACTCCCGCATCGCAGTCCTGGAAGTACAGATGTCAAATCAAGTTAAAGACCTGGACAATTTTAAAGTGCTCTTGTATGATATACGGAGCGATGTTTCATTTATTCGAGGCAAACTCGAAAAGGAGTAATTGTGTCACTTAAGATGATAAAGGCATTCGGTAGAGCGGCTGCAGCAATGACGCCTTCCGAACGGCGCAAGATGTTTGCTAAATCTCTACACGACACTATAGATATGAATGCTTTCAATGAAGGTTTAATCGAAGGGTTTGACGCTCAGAAAGCAGTCGCTAAAGGATTACCAGCTGAGACGGCGGCTGGCCATCTAACATGGCATTCGCTCGGTGACGACGCTAATAGAGCGATAACTAGAGCTGCTGAGCGACGATTCCAAAAGGATTATCGTTTAAATCCATTACAGATGGGAAAGAACTCGTATTATGATACGTGGATATCTATGATGGACAAATACAAACAAGATATTATCAAAGATTTACATGATAAGTCTATATCTATTCAAGATATATTTGACCCATATAACAATCAATGGTTCGATAAAAGGTAAAGGAGAAATAATGGCTAACTGGAAGAAAATGGCTGAAGCTTTCGGCCGAGCTACGTTCGGTCGTAATGACAAAGAGAATCCTGCTATTAAAGCGGCGCGTGATTCATATAAACGTGACTTAGACAATTATACAAAAGACAAAGATGCCGCTGAACGGGCCGAATCCTTCTTTAAGGGCAAGGAAGAACGTTGGCTCGACAAGAATAAAGATGCTGATGTTTTTGAGGATAAGCTCAGTGATGAACGTTTGGCTGAAGATTTCAACAAAGCCTTTGACGAGGCTGCCGAAAATCACGGCTACAAGAAATGGCGAGAGGAAAGTAAAGATATGCCTCTTGATGATGGCTTTAAAGGTGACTTGCATGACGTAAACCGTGAAGATGCAGTGCAGAGGAGCCGTGAGGAAATTATCAAGGCCTTGCAACAGAATACTGACCGCGATGTTACCGACGTTCTTCGCGACTTTGGGTACATTATCGAGGAATAAGTATTTTAAATATTCATCTTATGAAAATAGGCTTCTAGGCCATTTTTCTATATCAAATCGCGGAAAAAATTTTACAAAAAATTTTCTGAAATTTTATAAAGAATTTTGGCCCACAAGTCCTATTTCACAAGTCGATATTTCAAAAGTTTAGGTGTAATCAATGTCCAAGTCCTCACTGCTTAAGAATGCACGTAACTATGCCGAGTATCTTCGTAAGAAGGAACGCGGTCCAGTCAAGGCCTTCTTCCATATTACGAAGAACGAGAATGTTCCCGCTATCGAACAGCAGGGTCTTTTGACCAATCATCCGAATGCCAATATCAACTCGGCCAATCATCCGTTCAGAAAGCATGGTACCGATGCAGGTGGTGTATGGGTTACGACTGAACCCACGGCATTTCCTGTTTATGGAACAACTATCGGTGGTAAGAATGGCAACAGTGCCGCTCGTGCCGATGCTACTAAATATCTAACGTCGAATTTAGGCAGACAGCCTACAGCCGAAGAAATAGATAACTGGGCACGTATTGGTTTAGTTAATAAAATTGAAGTCGGCGATGTAGATGTACCGCCGGTTGTAGCAGATTGGGCTTACAAATATAATGAAGATATAGTTAAACGATTAACACACGAACTCGATGGCGATTAATAAAAACGTTGAGGTGAACGATGCCCTGGCAGACTAAATTATTACCACGTAGACCTAAGACTATTCGTCGTTTTCATGCAACCAGTACTGAGAACCTGCCAAGTATAATCAGACAGGGGTTATTACCATTAGACCCTGGAACGGTCGGAGCTCCGGGAGCTGGCCGTGGCGTATATACAGATGTATATCCAGATATTTATTTCCATGAATTGCCAGGTGATGCACTTATAGCTGTTGATATTCCGAAAGATGAATATCGGCATATGCCATGATTATTACATAATCCTGAAACTCCGGAATACAGATATGGCATGGGTCTGACGGCACGTCAAGCATCTGAACAGTCTGATTTAGATTTATGGGAACGCTATATGATAGATACCATAAATGATAAAGGTCGTGTTGATGTTTTTACACAAGATGTATTGAATCCTAAGTGGTTCACAGACATTATATATACAGGTCCCGATTTGAATATCTATAGGTATAGGCCTGAGTCTAAAACTAAATTACTGAATTGGCATACGCTATTAGAGGATTCATATCCAATAGATTTTGGTACCACTGATGAACTTATTGGCGAATCTGCATTAAAACGGTTTAAGAAATAAAAAAACCCTGGATATTCTCCAGGGCTTTCTTATTTAGACCATACCTTGCTTGTTTCATTGGAATGTGCTTGTGCATCGATTTCAGACCATGTGTCGTTCTTTACCCAGTCGGATACTAGTCTTCTAAATTCATTATAGCATCGAGCGCATAAATCTATTGCGAATGGTCCGAATGAATGGTCACTATTACGTCCGTTTATGTGCCGTTGTACTAGATGATTCTTACACTTGTCACAATATATCATATTAACCTTCTTTAATTGGCCATCGCGCAAATTTATCTATACAATGTTTGCACATTCGTTCTTTCTTGCCTCTGAATAAAACGTTATAGCATTGTTCCGTTTCATCGTGACACACGCAGCATGTGTTAAACGTTTTCCACAATTCTATCGCCTCTCTACAATTTTGGCTTGGAATAGCTGATACGTATTCGAGCGGTTTATCTATCAGATTCTTGAAATCATGTATATTCACATAACCGTGATAGTGGCGAGCGATGTCATACGCGATGGCTCTATCTTCATATTTGAAACACTTATAATAGAAGTCAAAGCGATACATACTGTATGTGTTCCATCGGGCAACATATACTCGGCGTGTCTTAAAATGATATGCAAATCTTAATACTTCGGCCTCATATCGTTGAGCAATTGCTGCGCCGCGTCTGTCCGTTGGCATATAGATTATATTCGAGTCTACAAATTTGCCTATATCTAATTTTATTTTGTGTTTGGATTCCATTTGCACCTCTGCTTCGGATGACACTCATCATACATCGAACACTGCCAGCAATGGTCCGGAAGCGATTCACGCCAGCGGTTCCATCGTGGTGCTTTGTTCTTTACCCTAACGCCAACCGTCCGGGTCTTTTGCCCAATGGCATAAATTGGGTCGAGGGGAACTACATGTTCTTCGTTCATATACAATCTCCATATCAACGGCCTTGCGGCACTTGTAACTTTTGTTGCATCTGGCCTGTCTTGGACAAAGCATACAACTTTCTGTCATTTATCCTCCTTGGTATGCCCATAAACTCCCCTATGCTTCTGCCCGCCCAGCATATTTGGCATCGTTTAGTGTTCATCACTTCGCCTCCTTCATGTATCGATAATACCCATAATCAGTATATGAAAAGAAAAATCCTAGGATATGCAAGTTCAAATCAAGGACGCTATCCTTCCCTTTTACTGCTCCATTTGAGTGGCACCAGAAATGAAACGTGTGTTGTGGATAATAACCGATGTCAAATACACGTTCGCCAAACCACAACTCAACTATATTAAAATATCCGCAGTGCTTTTGGAACAATTCATTTCCATTATGGAATTTCATCTTGCCTCCTTTTTCATATATGAATTATACGGATAGTCCTCTACATTAACAAGATTTTCCGAGCAATCAAGAAGGGCTACACCGAACGGATTTTTGGGTTCTCTAGGGTTTCTTGTTTCGTCTATAAAGTCTCGGGGTTTAGAAAATATATCCATAATAGTTATTCCTTTGTTAAAGTCTAACCACGCACCGCCGAAACGATGCGGGTGTTAGGCTCTAACCGTTGTCAATCAAGTCCTTGATGCGTTCACCAAGAACGTCGACGTATTCCTGCATCACCTTGGCCTGCTTGCGCCACAATTCCTTGTGGTGTGCGCTCACGACTTCGGGGTCTGCTTCAATCGCCTTGTTGAGTTTAGCAAGAAGGATAGAGACTTCCTTGCACTTCATAGGCGAGTTCACAGACCACATCGGAGTTTGTGCGAGGAATAGAGCGCGCACATTTGTCTGCATTTTCATTTGCTTCAATCATATTGTTTCCTTTGCCCTACTGGGCGGTTGAGTTGTGTTTAAATTTCTTGGCAAGTTCCAGCCAGCGTATGTGCCATCTTCGCCAATACCATTGCTCGGTATTGGTAAAGTCAAGACACTTGCTGTGGATGTATTCAGTCATGCACCACCTCGCCATCGCCAAGCACCGCTTGAACTTTTGGTGACGGAGCTCCTTGTACAACTGCATTGCGTATTCTTCCGTTTCATGCGTCGCATTGGCTGCATTCCCTTCTCTCATCTTCCAGTAAGCACAATCGTCCTCTGCTTGTGCCTTCTGTGCTTTGAGTTCCGCAATCACCGCATCGGCATCTGTTCGTGTGTAATATTCACCATCCCCAATATATAACGATACAAGTTTATGGCTCATTCTTCATCCTCCAGGATGTTGCCTTCAATTTCTTTCAACGTATCGCCTATGTCACGCTTGTCAAGGATTCCGTCCAAGAGAGTCTGGATGTGGTAGGCACATTTTGGACAAATTATTTTGGAACAGGTGTTCTTCGTGTTCTTTATGCCAGTAAGCGTAATCATGTACAAGTCTTTCTGTTCCGAGCAGTGGCAGTAATCGCATACTAAATCAAAGGTCATCAGTATTCCTCCAACTTTTTGAGGCACTTGATTTCCATCTTGCGCCATCTGTCTTTGACAAAGTACGAACAGTAGAAGGCCACGGCCATATGTGCCCAATGTGCGCACGCCTTGTATAAGGCCCTCCTGAGCCTGCGCTCACGCATACCTGCATCCACGCTATCTGCGTATGCGCTCGCTTGTACAGATTCAAGTTTCTGCTTCAGTTCTGCATTCTCGGCTTCAAGTCTATCGAATGCTTCGCTTACGGCTATTGTGTTCTTGAACCCTCGCTTTGCAAATCCACACCCTTCCCAGAAGAAGTCGTGCATTTGGCACTTGTCCTTGAGTTCCGCAATCACCTTGTCGGCTTCGGACTTGAGGTAGTAAGGACGCGTTTCGTTAGATAATTGCCTACGATACTCACGTATAAACTCGTCGCATTCGCAGAATAAATGTTCTTTCAGTTCGCTCATTTGTCGTACTCCTTTCCAATACAATCTGTATCTATCGTGATGCCATCGCCATAGAACGTATCGTGTGTGTGGCCGTTGACTTTGGATACACTAACGTGAAGAATGGAGCCGTCACCGTCTATTGCAATGACTACATCCTTGTACTTGCTGTACACACTCGCTTCAATCATTATTTTCATTTGTATTCCTCCTCTTTATGTGTCAATTGGTGTAACTTTAATAGTTCTTCATCGGATAAGGCAGAACTCTTGACTACTTTACTTTCGTTGTATTTGTACATATTATACAAGACAACGTTGTCACCTGCATATGCCAGTAATGTCATTAGCAAACCTCCATGTATCGTGGTGTTTCTATAAATGGAATTTCATATTCTTTGATGGCATCGCCTAGGAACTTCTTTACAAGCGCCGTGCTATTGAAGCCTCTGAACTCACAGTTATCAAGCATAATGCCGGTTTTACTTTTAAGTTTCCTAGATATATCGTCGAGTTCCTGCAGTCGTGCTTGAAGCCTCTTGATAAAGACCTGTTCGGGAATATCGCAAGTCAAGCAAGAACTGTCGCGGCTAACCTCGAAACTTACATCGGGGAACCAGGACTGGATAGTCGATGCGGCATAGTTCAGTTGTTCAGGCTTGGCCTCCGAACTAAGACGATAGATGTCAATGCGACAGCCATCACCTTCTTCGCAAATGAAAGCATCCGGGTTCATATGAGTACTGAACAGGGCACGAAGGATGGGGTTCTTGAGCGAGCCGAGCACAATCTGCTGAGGCTTGATGTTCAACGGTTCTACAGCGTCGTCTTTGAGGATATAGTCTAGCAAAGAATGAGCCATCCCTAATTTGATTTCTTGGGCGGTCCCATCAAAGATATTCCCAAAGAACCGGTCAAGATAGGCTTGATTATGACAGTATCGCGTCAACATGGCATGCAAGAGGTTCGAGCAGTGGAAGTTCTGTAAGCGACGTTTGATGCCGCTATCTTCGAAGTATATGTAGCGGTTTGAACTGATTACGAAGTTTTGGTATGTATCGGTTACAATCGGGTCAACCCCCTTGCCTTCGTACTGAAAACGGTCGCGGCCCGTCATGGACTTCATAATACCTTGCAGCTGGTCATTAACTCCATTGGCCTCAAATTCAGATATGGACACGAGTCTCTTCCCCATAAGGGACATAGTAAAGCGAAGTTGTTGAGGAGCGAACGCGGTAAAGGTGTCGCCAAACATCGTTTGCAATATACTGACAAGTTTTGATTTTCCATTGCCACCTGCATCAAAGTCGTTGAGATAAAGGATAATGCCAGTTGCACTGTCCGGGAATCGAACGATAAAGTGAATCACACGATAGAGCTGAGCCCAGTCATCAAGATGGCCGCCGCTCACGAGAAATAGCAGGAGCATAGACCGCTCGAGGTTCTCTTGATTAACATACTTCTGGTCGACCGTCGTCATCTGTGCACAGACATTACGATACATAGCATCATCACGGACAAAGAATCCAAACGGGTCACTTGGCTTAAAGGATGATATGATATTTATACGTTGAAGGTTAGGGGCGAGATATTTGTACAAGCCGTCATAAGGACCTTCATACGGTTGTTCCTTAAGCTTATCGAGCCCGTCGAACTTCTCGACGCCACCTACTTCATTAAGCCTAGACTGCGAGAGTTTTGCTCCAATGATACGTTCATCTGCATCGAGACCATCGAGTGGCATATTCTCAGGGCTACAGTTCTTACTCCTAGGAATAATGCGGAAGTCGCCATTTCTATTTCGGTATAGATTATTCTTGATATAATCTATTTGAGTGTCGTCGAAGGTCAAAGGGCTTGACATTGGTTGTCTGTCACCGAAGGCCGCCACCACGTCAGCATCGGATACGGGAAGTGCCTCGTAGACTTCAAGGGCAGCCTTCTGGCTTGCGGACTTAGCCACAGATTGCATTGTCGATACAATATCGTGGTAAACTTCCGATGGTGATTTATTTGTGAAGTCGATTTTCTGCATTACCAGCTTTTGTGACTTCATTGGCATCTGAGCCAGAATAGAAAGTAACTTATCAAGTACCATTAGATATAGTCCCTTACCATCAAATCACGAAGTGTTTTGAGAGATTTACGCTGAGTTTTGGAAAGGTGGGTTGTTACGAGGTCGGGCCTATGCCACAGTTCGAGTTCAACATCCAAGTCGCGACGATACTGTTCAAAGTCGATATACTTGAAATGTTTTTCGAGTTCGTCCATATCCTGTGACCAAACACCGAAGCGAGCCTTGATAGCACCGTTCTTACGGTCGATAACATCACGGCTGAACGAAATAGGTACCGCATTGGGGTCCTCACGAGTTGTCCACATGAAGTAGTAATTCTTATGTGGCATCGGCTCACCGTTAATCATTGCATATTTCGATGCTGCGGACTTATGGTACTTGACAACAAAATCTCGCCATTCGTGCTTGTCCCAGTCGAGCTTGAGCTCAGGCAGGATAAGTGAATTGAACAGAGCCGTATAGACAGCGACATTCGAAGCCTTATTCTTAATATCGGAATAGGCAATACCTTTACCCTTCAAGACATTGCCATCCTTGTCGTAGAGGATATAGTTGTTCACATCGCGGATATAGATTTGTTCCACGAGTTCTTCTTCCAGGATTAAGTTATGCTTCTCCTTAAAGAAGGTAATCATTTCGCGGCACTTCTGTACATTAGCTTCGCCTTGTACGAACACCGAGTCGGTATTCACTTCGATAAGGTTTTCAAATTCAGGCAGCGAGAACACAAGTTCGGAAATTGTGAGCTGGCCGATGAATGCCATTGCCTCACCTGCAGCGGGGTCATACATCGGACTACCACCCGAACGAATACGGAATGCACCGGTCGGAGAGTTGAGGAGCAGTTTGGCACCACGGTCTAGGTTATAGTACCTCATGCTTTCCTTCTTGTGCTTCTTGTATTCAAGTCGGTTCTTCGTAATCTCGGCGAACTTGTCATTCGCATACTTGGTCTTGAGCAGGCCATAGTTCGAAATGATAGTCGGATACAGACTCGCGAAGTCAAATATGTAGATGTTCTTATAATGCCCAGGACGGATGAAGTGAGCACCGCCCTTACCATAGACAATACCTTTATAAGTCGTTTCGAACTCGATGCTCGGTGCCTTCGCGATATATCCGATAATCATTTTCACATCGAGTGGTACATCGAAACTATTGAGGTCGAACAAGGCCAACGGTTGATTCGTTTTCGGCGGGATGGGCTGGGTAGTACCGTAGATAACACCGGCACCGATACCTTGTGAGGTTCTATCAAAGATGAACGGTAGGTCCTTCGGCCACCACTCAAGCAGGACTTCCTGGGCGGGAAGGGTATTCAAGATACCGCCGGTACCGCCGGGACCGACACCATCATAGCCCGATGCCCAAAAGATTTTCATCATAGCGAAAACGTCATAGGCACAGTACTCATCGATTTCCTTCTTCATTTCCGGGGTAAGTTCTGCATCTGGAGCATAAGGCAATTCGCGAATACGAAGGCCGAAATACATTTCCCACTGCTTCAATGAATGCCTGAGCAGACAGTTGTTAAGCAAGTCGAAGTGCTTGGCGGACCATTCCTTGACGTAGCAATGTCTTTTGACAATGGGATTATTGTTATCATCATAGGTAATCAAGGCCTGAGCATCTTGATAGATGTACTTGAGTGGCACGGACGGAGAACGACGGAGGTCTGCCCTAATCTTGGCAAGTACCGGTAAGTCGAATCGCTTTCCGTTAAAGGAAATGATGTGGTCGGCCTGACCGAAGTAGTGCTCGATGACACCCATGTGGTCACGAGTAACACCTGAGCCATTGTCCGTGACGGTTACCTTCTCAATAACTTCTCGTGTTTCTGAATCATACATTTCCATTACACAACAGAAATGCTCTTTATAGGTTTCGATATCAAAGCCTAATATTTTCATCGTTTCTCCTTGCGATATGGTCGCGGTCCTCATAAACGTGGTTACAAAGTGTTACAATTCGGAAGAACTTGCAACCAAGGTCGATGGCGGCCCTGTTGACGATAATCAGGTCACTCATGCCGGCTCGTTGAATATCCCAGGAACGAGATATGACCGTGAGCCAATCACCATGCAGTTGCCAATAGCAAAGACAACATTCCTTGTTGAATATGATATTCTTACGGCTCATTCGACGCTTGCCATTCGTAAGCAATGATGCGATATTCAAGCTTTTGTATGCTTCATATAGTTCATCGTCATTACCGTAGAGTTTGTCCTTCCATTCCTTGGACATATCTTGCCCATGATAAATGAGATTGTACTCAGCATCTTCGAGCTCTCTATTCTTTAAATGGTAGTTTGAACGTACGGGCGAATCTATTGTAAAAGATTTGCCAACAATACATTTGCCACGAGGTGTGTTCAGTGGTGTACCGACTGGCTTTGCCAGGAATGCCTGTCGCCACTCGAGATATTCGCATATATCCATATAGGCCTATTAAGTTATGATAATCGTTTATTCGATTATCTAAATATATATACAATTTTCTATTAAAATTTTACCAAATTCGACTTATGAAAAAATCAAAAATTAGACTTATGCTGTTATTTAAAATTTAAAAAGATTTCGCACAAAAACGAGCCTCAGAACTCGTCTTTATTCTGGCCTATTAACTATATTAGAAAATAAAAAAACCGGTTTCTAGGCCGGTTTCTGTTTCAAGAATTAAGTTTCAATTAGGCAAGATTAAATCTAATTCCATATAATTGGAATCTGACATTATTGGATGTTCCGAATTGTATTAGCATCGAGTTTCCGCTACCACAATTTCGCCAAATGATAACTCTGTCATTTGAGCCGCTAGCGCCAAACTTACGATACAAATAAGGCCCATAGTTATGTCCTCGGTCGAAAGACACTCGCAAGAACAGTTCCGGTCTATGCTGCAAATTTGCGTCGTAATAGATGCCGGTATCGCATACAAGCTCCACATCACGAAGGATTTGTCGCTTAGTAAACTGTGCAAATCCACCTGTAATCGAACGCACAATCGGCTTGCCATCGGCATGAAGTCGACTGTCATCGACCATTTCCAAGATAGAACCATCGACAGATATGCCATAAATATGGCCATCTTTGTTCACGATAGACCAGTTTATAGCTCTATCGGAGTTATTCCAGTATCGCCACCACTTGCCATCTTTCGTAATAGCATAACCATTTACGTATGTATCGTCGGTATAGACAATGATTTGCGACATATCACGAACAGACAATGGTCTAATTCTGTATGCTCCCACTTGAATACGACGTTCAATCTCAGGATTGCTTAGTACCTTCATCTGTCCGGATTGGTGAATGCCAACAATAAAATCATTATGGATTGCACCCTTGCAAATCAAGTATAAGGTATCGTCGATAATAACCGGTGAACGTCCACCATAATAAAGTGTATTCTGACTATTATGTTGAATGGGGTTATCGACATTTCCTGTCGCACTCCAGACTTCGATGGTCAAATCATTCAGGAAGTAAAGACTACCGCCGAAAGCGATTGCGTCCTGGAGCGATGCTGCCGAAGCTGTTGAAGCATAATAAGCCGCAAGAAGTTCGTTTGAAATGACCGCCGGTTCATCGCCCATAGGTAATGTATTGACTTGCCAAGGGAACATCGGTCGATATAATCCGTTTGGCAATTCTACATTCGGTACTATGAAGCGACTGATATCCACATTCGATAGCCATACTGTATTCTTCGAACATTGAACGAGCACAAGTCGATTATCGAACCACGTGATACTATCGACAACAATCGGGTCACCACCTTCATAGCCATCATCTGGTGCAAAGTCATAAATAGTATTGGTTGTATTATTGCTCAATGTCAAACAATAATCGGCTATAGGTGTGCCGTTAATCTTCAATGTACTTAAATTCGAAAATAGCGGCAATTTAATCGGCTTAAATGCTAAAAATCTGTCGGCCCATAGTGGGTCGGCTGGAACTTCGGCATTTCGTATATTCCAATAATATACGTCAACACCATTACAGAAATAAACCTGTGACGGTTTCGACGCACTCTCAGCAAATGATGCCTTCGATATCGGTGTACCAAACGTCAAAATATTTTCACCAAGTTTCTGAATGCGGCCATCACCAGTACGCTGAGCCAGTTCGAGCGAATAAGCTCTTGCAATGTAGATATTGCTATCACTATCGACGAACGTTTCTATGACAGGATTACTTTTGTCTGCGCGAACATCATTTATAAGAATTTCGCCTTGTCTGTCAATGACAGAATTTGTCATTGGTATCATATTACAATAGTCGGTAACCGGCCGGCCATCGTGATATTGCTGGATGCCATTAAATTCTGTAATTTCCATTAGACCCTGCCTCGTGTATAAACATCACGTCTTAATTTATCGCAAATCATTTCGGACACATTAGCCTTATGAAGTGGCTGAGGTTTGTTCTTCTTGAGCAATTGGTAAGACTGAGCCATTTGTTGCTGCATCTGTTGAACAGTTGCGACACCGTATGTGATAGCCAAAGCCACGGCGATGGCATCAATCAAGTACCTACGGAACTTTTCGGGTGCATTGATAGTACCGGCATGGTCATGAGAACGGTTGATAATCTGTAAAGGTACTGGCATAATCAACTTCTTCGGACGGTCAGAACCGTTAATCAGTACGACGATACGGTCGTCATATTCTTCCGTAGTATAGACGCCAGGAAGGCCTGTTCTAAATGTGCGTTCGAACTCTTCACGATAAAGGTATTCGTAAGGAATAAGACTGCCATCTTCAATAACGGCATCTACTCGCATAGGCGGAAAGTCGATATTCGCTGTATTCGTGACAATCGTATCACTGTTATCATCCGCATAGCAACCTATCATATGAATGTCAGAACTCCACATCATGGCTGCAATCGGATTACCAAAGTCATCTGTTGGCCAAGGGTCTTCGCCAGTATCAAATGTCGGGTCTAGTCTATAAGCCTCTCTAAAAACAAGAAGGCCATCATCGGCCTCCAATTCAGCTAATGTATATTTAGAATAGCCGACCAGCTTTGAATTTGCAATAGGTTGATACGGTCTGAGTTCGATGCGGCCACCAACAGGAGCATAGACTCGACATGTGTTAGTAATATCGAGAGTCCTGTCGCAGTTAAGTCCTGGCAGAATTTCGTTTACGAGAGCATTTTTACCGGCATCAAGAATATCTGCCGGCAGTTCATCGGGATTAAAAGATGGAATGATACCGGCCTTAAAAGCCGCGGATTGCACTAATTCTAGGACTTCCATTTATAACTCCATAGGAAGGACGGTTTAAACTGATGTTTCTATTTACAGCTTTGTCAATATCTTGACGATGAATGTTTCTCTTGTGTAAGAACGTAATGCCCTGGACCACAGCGTCGACGATATCATCGTGGCGGCCGTGAGGGAAGGAGGTGAACTGAGCACAGACCTCACCCCACACGAAACCACGGATGCAAAACTTGACGTTCATAGAGTCGAACAGATATTTTACGGTAAGGGCACGGTCAATCTTGTCACGGCTAGGAGCGGTTTCCATAATGCCGCTCATTTCCTGGCGAAGAATCTGCATAGCGGCCACACCGTTCGCCTTAGCCTCAAACAGTACAGGGACCTCGTGACCATAACGTTTTCTGAGTTCCCGTATCTTATTGACCAGTACGGTAATATCGGCGTGGAAATTCAGAACATCGAGAACGTAATAGTCGACACCGTTCGTACCAATGACCGCAACTGCATTGTAGTCGCTATGAGCATCGGCCTTCATTGCAGCATCAACACTGATTACTAGTTTCAAGGACTTGATGGCCGGTCTATCGTTGCTTACAACAAGCTTATGTTTTTCGAACAGGTTACCAATATCGTCGAGCGGAGTCTGCAAGAACTGGGCATTTAACGTGAACGGGTCGTTCTTGTATGTGTTAATTTCTTCAAGAGGGAGTCGCTCAGGGCAGAGAGCACTACCGTCAGAATTGATTGCAGGAAAATTTGCATGGTACCATTTTTCATTTGAGCCTCCGGCCAAAAGGAATCCTGTCAGGTCATTCGATGCAATACGTTGCTGAATGACGATAATAGGAACTTCGGGATTGTTGATACGGTTTCTGATGGTAGATGTGAACACACCATTTCGTTTATCGAGCATGGCACTCGATGTACGGTCACTAGGCTTATTCGGGTCGTCTATAACGAGCAATGTTGAACAGCCCGAACCGGTGATATTGTTGCCCGAACCTCGAGCAATAATCATACCACCGGCATTATTGGTCCATTCAGTCTTACCGTCATTATTCGACCGCATCTTCAAAGCACTGATGCCAAAGTGATTGGCGAGCCAAACTAGAATATCTTGAATTTCGGAGTTCTTACGGGCGACAAGTGCCTTATCGTAAGAAACATACATAACTGTACTTGCCGGATTGCAAAGGAACTTATGGGCGATGAAATGCTTAACAAGCTCCGTCTTGCCAATTCGTGGCGGAGCATTGATAATCATTCGCTTCACATTATTACTATCCAGAAGAAGGTCTATAAGTTGATTGTGAAACTTATAGAATTTAAAGTCCTCCTTCTGCATATGCTTAAAGCAATAGCCGACGAAGAATCTAAAGTTCTCCTTGCATAGTTTTAATTCTAGTTCTAACTGTGTCATGCTTCTACAATGAGTTTATGATAACGTACACTATTTTGATTCTGCCAACAGACGAGTTTTACAAATGCCAATAATTGTCCTAACGAGGGCTTCACAATCACTACACTAGAAGTACCTACAGTCAGTGTTACCTTAGAGTCTGAGATTTGAAGGACACTTGCATTCATATCGAGGACTATTTGTAATTCGCCAACGAAATCAGCCTGTGGCAATTCTACTGTACAATCGCCGTAATTACCATTAGATTCTAAATAAATATAGAATGGGCTATTGTGTAATGCGCCGATACTGGACACAGCTATAACTTCATTGGTTGCCTGTTGTTCTAGTAGTACAGATTTCTGTGCACGTACCGGCACAGCGGTTTTTGCCAAATTTGTAATGTCGGCTGTTGTAATAGGATTATTAGTAATGTCAATGAGTGCCAAACCGGCAGTAGTATTTTCTGTCGCATATGTATTTATCAACAGATAGGTATGGCCATTCGAGACTGCGAGTGTTTCACTAGGACCCGTACCAGTGCGTACATCCAAGGTACAATCTCGCCTCGACCTTATTGTAATTACCTGGCCGGCTCTAAGTCTTACCGCATCGACTACAAGAGAAGCCGGTGCAGTACTCAAAATCGTTATAACATGGGTCCATATCTCAGGCGCTATTATACCGCCGTCTACGGCCATTTCTTGTTCGCCCCAAATACCGGTTTGATATTCGGATTTCAACAGATAGTCGGGCAAATCGCAGTCGGCTTGAAGCACTTGCCAAGTTTTACGAGTACCGTCTGAACCGCGATACGTCATATTATGAATATCTGTTTCATCGACAAAGCCGGCAGCTTTATCTTCTACCTGCCAAGTAATATCAAAATTATGGCCACCGTCGACGGACACTTTAATTATAGTATCACTGACGACATTAAGACATTCGATTGGCTGACGACCGCCGCTCTCATAGAACAGATAGCCGTTTTCATTTGTATAAACCTCATCGCCGATATCGACATCGCCATTAAAGAAATTTACACGAGTAGTCGGATTGGCAGCATCGTAGGCTCTTAGTACGGCATTACGATACAACATTCTGTGAGTGTCAAGTGCAGTTACCATTAGTAATCCTCTCTAAAGACTTGCGGTTCTGTTATATAAGTATCTTCGTTGGCAGGGTCAAAACGTGGATTATATCTCGGCTTCGGTTCCTTCATCATTTTCGACTTAAGCCAACCGATGGGCTTATCGAGTTTATCGACAAACCATTCAGTCGGTAGTCTGACCATTTCGGCTATTGTCCCTACGGCATCTGCCGCATCGTCAAGTTCCTGTTTAGCACCTTGTTTAAAAGCTTCGAAGTCGCCTCCTTTATTCATACCTTCACGAAGGCCCGATTCCACCATTCTTAACGGAAGGGCAATCGGCAGCATAGCCACCGGAGCAGCAAAGTCGGCAACGGTTGATACAGGATGTTTGGCAACATCTTCGGCAAGGCCCATAACGAGTTCAGGTAAGAGTGGGTCATCGGGTTCCCAATCGTCATTCGCAGTAAGTGCAGCTACTTCTTCATCTGTTAAAGGTTCAGACTCCTTATAGCCACGGCCACGACTGCTTTCTTCAAGTAGTTCCTCATCGGTCATTCTTTCCTCCTGTCGGAAGCAGGTATTTACCAAATACTTCTGTAGCTACCGGAAGTAAGAATGCACCTGCTTTACCGAATCTACGACGCCACTTGCCTTTAGAACCAAGGCTTTCATACTTAGACTGAGGTATTATGTCAACGCCTTCGCCACGCATCTTGCCTTTGTTTCCTTCGGCTTGTTTTGCTTCACGAACTGCAGTTCTAGCTTTAGTGCTACGTTGTCTCCTGCTCTCCTTCGCTTCTTTCCAGTCTTTATTTATCACCGGATTATCTGTCACCAGGTCGACGTCGCCCAACATATCGGCTATAAATGGGTTTTTCTCAGTAGCAGCCCAGTTCTTCCAAGCATCCTGTACAAGTTGCGGTTCGCCTTTACGCGGATAGAACAGCCTAGATTCACGTGTTACGCCCGGATAGTTGTACATCTTTTGCAGACCTTCAACTACGTCAGCGATTTCATATTTATTCGGGTCGATTTTGTGATTAATAAGCCACTGGGTAGCAACATCTTTATCAATCAATCGAGCAGTGTCCGGACGCCTCGGAATTATCTTACCGGTTTTAGTCTTTATAACCTGTTCCGGCATTTTGTATACAACAGGAAGTTTCGGAACCTCAGGATATTTCGCCATAACATTATCAATCGGAGCATATATCCAATCGCCAAATGTATATGGTACTCCGGCCTTGCCGCCTTCCATAATTGCATCACGAAGTTCTTTAGGTACTTTTGTGCCCTTTTTATTGTGCATGCGAAGGTTGATAAGGTCATCTATTTCACGGCGTATCTGGTCTCTTTTCGAAGACATCTTTGCCAACGCAGCACCACCTGCAACACCTGCGGCAGTAAGTGCGATATTCGGGATTGTCTCGTTATACAATGCATCGCCTCTAGATGCTCCAATCATATTATTCGCAACATTTAGACCGGCCGAAGCAAGTGCTGCACCCGGCATAAGTTTAGACAACGGCAAATACTTAACCGATGTAGTAGCCGCAGCGGCTACCGGTCCGAAATTTGCAAGATTTCCAATACGGTCTTGTATGAAATCCGCAGCCTCATTGGACTGTTCATCTCGTATCGGGTCACCTTTTCTACCTTTAGGATACAAATTACCTTGTGCATCGAAATGTACAGGGTTAGTTATATGATACTGTTGTCTAGGTGCAATCGATGCACCAAGTAGCTGTCCAGGAATTGTACGTGTCGGTTGATTTCCAATCACAGCTTGTTCGGCTTCACGAGGAGATGCATATGCCTTCGCCGAGTTGTAGTTCTTTTGGTCGGACTTAGGAATTACAACAAGACGTTTCGTGTCTACGTCGACACCAAACTTTACATCGCCGGTGACTGCTTGAGTATGCCAAGTATTTTCAGCTTCTTCAAGACCTTCTTGTGTCAATGGATACGTTGTATATGCCATAATTAATTTCCTAAGTTAATTTTGTCGACAGTTTTAGCGGTTGAAGTGCTAAGTCCGTCGCCTTGACCTTGTTCAATGACATCGGACGGATTTGCTCCGGGGCCACGTTCAGGCAGTGATATTTCCGTAAAGAACTTTCTATAGTTAATAGGTTTCAAGAACGGAGACGGCTTGACTTCACGCTGCAGTTGTCCTAAATCAACATCAAATTTGGGTAACAACTTGGCACGTTCGGGACGTTCCGCATTCTCCATTTCGGTGTTGTATCGTTTCGCGAGCTTACTCTGAAGTACTTCTGCAAACTGATACACGAGTGCCGGGTCAACGTCGGCGGCAAGTACCATGTTCTGCATGTAACTTTCATGTGCAAGTTTTGCTGCCTCGAGTCCTTCTTGTAAGCCGAGTGCCTGTTCACGTTCTTGCGGCGTGAGCGACGGCATAATATCACCGACAGCAGACACAGCCATACCGGCAAGCGTGGAGATATTGCCCTTGCCATCTGCTTGAGATGCTTGGTTTGCCGCTTCTTTGGCACGGTTAATCTTACCAATAATGTTTTGAGACCAGCCTTTAGAACGGCCATATTCCATTACAGATTCAAGCATATCACGGAAGTTGGCAATTTCTTGCTTGACCATATCCATAGACTTTTCGGGCAGATAGAGAATCTGAATACGAACCTTTTCTGCGTCGGCCATAGACTTGCTATCGCCACCGAGAAGTGCAGACAACGACTGTGCAATCTTATCCAGGTAGTTCTTAATCATCTGGCTTTTGATTGGGTCCCTAAACGAACCGTCTTTAGACCATTCGTAAATGTTCTGCATGGCGTCTTGTGTATCATTCAAAGTTCCACGTACGTCGAAGTTCTGTTTCTTCATCAGGTCGGCCCGCTTACCAATAACTGTAGGTATTGGTGTAAGTTCTCCCGACGAGCCTTCTCCCCACTTGGAATCATACATACGTTTGAAATCTTCAGCCCACTGGAGAGCCTCCGGAGTAATTTCACCCATAGACGAATAATGACCGTCTTTAATACCTTTGATGAAGTTGTCCCATTTTTGCTTATCAAGTCCCATAGCCCTGACTCGTGCCATAGGTGTCATAATGCCATTGACATCTTTGCCTTCTTCCATAGCTTTCTGCTTGAGTAATTGTGTAAGCCAAGCATTTTCACGGTCTACACCATTCCAAACAGTTTCATTCCATTTGGAGCCAGGAGGCATAAACCTATGTTCGAGAGCCCAATGCCAACGAAGACCATTAGCCTCGGCATCGAGTTCATCCTGCGAAGGACCGATTGCCCTCGAAAGCCAAGTATCTTCGGCAGGTTTAATATTAATCTGTCGATTGTCCGGTATATGAAACAATGTCTTTTCAGGTTTATATTGGCCTATGCCAGTCGGAATCTTGTTATCGTCAACGAACGGACCTTCGTAGCCTCGGCCAGTTGGATATTCGACTTCACCTTTAAAACCAGAAGGTGCCTGAGTTGGCAGCGGAAACAGTGAAGCTTTAAAGGTTTCAATGTTACCCTTCTCGGACCTTTTCTTTTTAGGTGTCTTCTTTTCTAGAGGAACATCCTGCTCGTTCATAGGACCAGGCAACTGGTTATTTTGAAACGGAATGGCGGCAACAGGTATCTTGACATTAGCTACAGGCATTACATTTTCCTCCACGGAGTCCACGACCAATGACCTGTAGGAAGGTCTGCTATATCAGTAGTAGCCTCTTTAAATTCGCCAGGATTGACACCAATCATCGAAGACCAATCAATATAAGGAACCTTGGCTTTAGATTGCTTAGTCTTAGAAGGTTCAGTAGATATATCAGAACCTGGCCCTGGAATAACACCAATATCTGGGTATCTATAGTCGTAGTCCGGAATTTCTACACCAATAGACTCCCAATCAATAGGAGCACCGACGAGTGTCTCAACCTGAGCCTTACGGGCGTTCTCACTATTCCAATCGGGAATATCTGTACGTGTAAGCGATGTATCGAGATTAGAGTCGAGTTCATCGCCCACAATGCCCATTTCTCCATTACTCTTAAATAATGAACCGAACCAATCACGAGTAGATGGAGCGAGGGACTGCCAAAGATTGTACAATCCCATCAATTGCTGACCAGGTTTCTGTTGCTGGACAACTTCGTAATCTATACGAGGACCTTGTGTTTGAAATCTTACGGACATAAAACCTCCTAGAACAGATTACCCAGCCAAGATTGATTCTGGCCTGCAACCTGGCCACTGGCCTGAGCCAAATCCATATTCTTGGTGTATTCGGTACCGGCCATATCGGACGTGAGCTGCGACCAATTCTGCGAAGGCATTAGGTTCATATTTGTGACATTACCATAAATGCCCTGTTTGTTCTTGGCATCGGCCATAGCCTGCTGGAATGCATTGTTCCACATACTCTGAACGGTATTGCCGACGCCTTGTCCAACAGCCGTATTAGCAGCAGAACTTTGAAGGGAACTGCCGGCACCCGCAAGAGCCTGATTGGCGGCCTGTCGCATGGCTTGGCCATACATCGGATTCATAAAGTTCTGAACATTATCGGCAGATGCGGCATTCTCGGTACCCATCATATTCTGTTGATACTGGTCCAGGACAGAGCCCATATCACGACCGACCATAGCATTGCCATACATATCCATCACAGGCTGCATCTGTTCATGCATAGTCTGCGAGGCAGCATTAGCTCCTTCCGTCAGAGCATCAAGGCCGCGTTGACCCGCACCCATATCGGTAAGGCCCACCCAATCGGTGATACCACCCCAGAGATTATTCCAACTAAATGCCATTATTTACCTCCGAAAAGGCTGTGCCACGAAAGGTTGCTGCCCATTGGTTGGAAACCCTGTTGGGAGTTGCCCAAAGTTAGTGCCTGCTGCGTTGCCTGGTCCCGGGCCTGTTGGCCCTGCTGGAACTTGTTGATTGCCATTGGGATAAGGGTTTGCCACATTGTTAAATACCTCTTGATTATTTTCTGTAAACTGTCCGAGCGTATCGGCAGTTGCATCATTCATTTGCATTTGAGTTTCAGGTTCAGTAAGCACCGGATTATCGAGTTGTCGAATAGCCTGCAACATAGCCATTGCACCAAACGTATCGCCATTATCAAGCAGCTTGCGCAAGACTTCCATACGAGCTTCCTGTGTATCTTTGTTTTCCTGCTGCCACTGCTTGAACATAATCTCGAAACGCTTGATACGTTCCTGAGAGGCAACCCATTCGGCCTGACGTTCCATACGCTGAGATGCCATGATACGCAACTGAGTGATGGTATTTGTCTGTTGCTGAATAGTCTGTTGGGCCTTCTGCAACTGCTGATTGAGTTCGACCACCTTCGGACTTGCGAACGGGTCCTGCATAAGAAGCTGGCCAACTCGCTGTTTCATGTTTTCCGGGAGTTCACTGTTAGCCAGGATTTCAAAGATGAAGCCCTGAGCATTCAGTCCGCTTTCCTTCGCAAGATTATACACACTGACAATCTGCTGCATGAACTTGTTACGATGTGCAGCCTCGATAAAGCCACCTTCAACGATAACAGTAGCGGTATTTCCGGTGAGCATCGAGTTAATAATGCGATACACTTCGGCAATAGAGTCGCTCATGTTGGAGAGATATGTGTTTGCAATAGCATCACGAACCTCGGAGCGAGCAAGCACTTCCTCACGAGTAACAGCCTCAGAGCCACTCTGTACAACAGGACCTAGCATATCGGACGTGACGTTCTTCCAAGTTTCAAGAGCCTGTACAAGGAAACCGTTGTCGTGCTGAATGGGCTGGACCGGTTGATTTATCGGGTCACCATTCGCATCGTAACTGCTAAATTCCTTTACACCGGCATTCTTCCAAGAGGGCTTATAATTAGCAATAGCATCAGAATTAGCAAGATAGTTATCATCATCAGACATAGCAACACGTATCTGAAGCTTTGTCGCTGCGAGAGCTGTTGCTTTAATAATGCCAGCCAGCTGATAATAAAGACCACGATAGTGATAACGCTTATCATTAAGTTCAAATTTTTCACCATAGAAACGAACAACAGGTATACGGTCAACATTAGGAATTTCGAAGTGAGAGGGTTCTTCTATACCTTCTTCATAAATGTCAAGATTGATTTTGCCATCCTGCTTATAATAATAGGATGTACGTACCTTCTCGTTTTGATTGTCGAACTCGACATATCCACTGGGGAAGTCCGATACAAAGTCGTCGTCCTTACTCTTAGGCAGAACTTCAAACACTACAAGCTCGGTGGCATCCTTCAAGGTCGGGTCATTGCCATTGAACATGATAGAACGAGCATCGATAATATTTGCGATTGGCGTTCCATTATCAAGGCCAAGGCCAAGGAAGGAATAGCCATCTGCAAGAGTCATCTTGTAGAGGTCTGTGAACTGCGAGTTCAATCGCATGTTCATTACGACTTCATTAAGCTTATCATCCTGTGGACGGAACGGAGCCGAACTGAGTTTGGATGCTAGTGTCGTAATGAAGGTCTTAACGTAGTTAACGACAACAAGCGGGTCGTTCGATATGAGAGCCCATTCACTGTATTCATGTTCGCCAAGACTTCCGGCTGCTGCTGCTCTAGAAATGTCAAGAGCCCTCGTATCCTGTTCGCGGTACGAGAGCTTACTTTGGAAACGTTCTAGTATTTGATTAAGTTTGTCCGACATATTGCTCTAGTAAAGATTGTTCGAGTTTGGCAGCCTCTTCCGGTGCCAGCTCTTGTGGTGCGGCTGAAAAGTCATACTTATCCAGTAAGTCAATCGCACGGACCTTTACAGAGTCCGGTGTGGAAATATCGGTTGCTATGGAATATAATGTCGATTGAACTCTCTTGGGGTCGATTCCATTACGTGCTAGTGAAGCTAAGGCAGCAACCCTATTTACGGGTTTTGCCATATTGCTATATGCAATTAGACGTAGCTCATCGGCAAGTTCATCGGCAATCATACCCATATATACTAATGAGTGAAATAAATTTTACCAAAACTTCTATATGCCTGATTTGGTCCGGGATTTACGAGTACTTCTAAATAGAGTCCTTCATGTTGTAAAGACTCGGCAAAGACAAATCTTATCTGCCATAGTTCTATAATGTGAAAGATACCCGTATCATCCTGTGTATTTTGGTAACAGAAGATACCTTGGAAGGCATCACGTAGACGTTCGAATGTATACTTGCCAAGAAGCCTCATAGCAGTTTTCCTTTAAGGTTAAAAAAAATACCAGTCATAACGCAGACTGGTACGCGATTGGCTGTGTCTAAGTGTGGGGTTTTGTGTGCCAATATCAATGTCCCCTAACGGCTGAATAGAGGATAACACGGATACAATGGTTACCGTTAGGGGACTTAAGCAATTAGCCCGGACTCGAACCGGGACCTGAGCATTACCTCTAATGTTCTTCGAGGCTTACCCTGTGCCACCAATAACACCACTAATCGCACTTGTTAATCCTTAATATCGTCGGGCTCGACCATATCTTCGGGCAGGAAGGTTTTGACGCCATCCTTGAACTTACAGCCGGCAAGCGAAAGCGGGGTCAGTTTTCCGTAGGCCTTGATAACCTTGTACGGAATATACTGGTCGCTATAGAACATCTGCTCGACCAATGCCTTGTTGTTACCAGGCTTGATACGGATGATGTTCTGATAGTCACCACTCTGCTCGAGCATAATCTTGAGGGGCGTGGTCCACAGCTTGCCTTCGCTAGTGTCGCAATCCTGCAAGATATCAAACAGGTTTTGGAACCCGGTCTTGCTGGTATCGAACAGACGCATAAGAGCCGAACGTTCATTGTTCGAGATACGCATCCACTTCGTCCACTTACGAGCAATGATAGGCACACCATTTGCATCGCACTTGAGCTGACCCGACTCGTCCTTGAGGTAGGCACCGAGGAGGAACCTAGTCGACGGGACAGTGTCATTGGTCATAGCCATAGGACCCGGAGGCAACTCCGCAGTCTGATAGCTGAGGATACATGCGTCGATGTACTCATCGTTGGGCATGAGGTTGTAGACCTTCTGTTCTACTGCGAACGGATTGTTAGCCATAATAACTCCTTGTTAATGTGTTGGCTTTCGGTTTGTGTTCGTATTTATATATACGGATTTTTCAAAAGAATTAACCAAATTTAGGATAAGCCGTCGGCTTCCCAAGTTTCTTGACCTGTTCATATACATCCGGGAACTCGCACTTGAGCTTACCGGTATCGATAGATTCGCGAGGCTTCATCACAATCATCTTACCAAACTTCTGTCCTTTGTAGGTAAGAGCCTCGGCCTGAGTGAGATACTGTGTAAGGATAGCCTTCTGAGCCTTGAGTTTAGCCTCGAACTCTTCTACCTTCTCCTTCAGAATAGTATATGTAGCGAACTCTTCATCTGAGATTTCATGTGTCGGTGCCTTGTTAGTGGCATTGACTGCCATATCATTCAAGACTTCCTGGTCGATATTCGCATGAGCAGGGTCAACCTTCGGCGGTTCCTTCTTGCAGATACATTCCCAAACATGGGCACAGACCTCTTCGAGCTTCTGACAATAGACGGGGTCATACTCGACCAAGCGTTCAAGGTAGTGGTGACCATGAATAAGCACCGCAAAGTAAGTACGTTCGATACCGGTCACGTGCATCTGCCACTGGACCTGAGCATAATAATATGCAGGTACCGGGTCCCAAGCAGACTCATCACTGCCAGTCTTGATTTCCAAGATGGCAACGGTCTTACCATCCTTACGGAGTTCGCCATCGAGAGAACACTTACGCCATTCACGTTCGTAGCATTCACCTTGGACAACCTCGAACTCGGGATGTTCCTTACCGAATTTCTTGAACTTGATGGTGTCTTCAAGGAGTGTACCCCACTCTTCGTATTCAGAAGGAGTATGTTCCTTAGGGTTGAGCTTGTCATTGTATACCGAGAGGGCGGTACCCCACTTCGATACACCCATACAGCAAGACGCTTCGGTGGCCGTAATACCATTACGACGCCAGTCGAGCCATTCCTGTGTTCCTTGCTGTAACTTAATCATGTTTGCCATTGAAGGCCTCCTTGTGATTGTTTCTAATCCAATCCATACCGCGTACACAAACGGCGGCACATTGGGCTAGTTCTTGGTAACAATGTCCGTACTCACCTTTGAGATATGCTTCGAGTACTTCGAGCACTTCTTCGTTGAGAGTACGTTCAAACGAGTAGCCTTCCTTCTTTTCTGCATCAGATGCAGCTCGTGCCATAGTAAGACTATTCTCGATAGCAGGCAAGACAGTGGTATCTGCCGTGAATTTATCTACGAACTCCGGGTACTTGTCTACCGCATGATAATATTCCTGGCACACGAAAGGCATGTGCTGTATATAATTGTTCTTCATTCCATCCTCGCTTTGATTACTGCATACTCTTCGAATGGCAATATCCTATTCCTAATGAGTTCGGACACATCAAAGCCATAGTCAGTATTGTATACAATAATCGGATGGATATCATGGACCTTCATAAAGTCGGCAATCTCGCGATGCTGTGTCAAGAACCGCCTATGTTTTTCTTCATTGACCGGCGGTCTAGTTGTCCTGTTATCTATTACCGTTACGACATAAGGCCGGCCGAACAGGTCAGTCAGCTGTTCCCATGTATGCATATAGAAGTGGTCGAAGATATGATTGTCACGTTCATCCATGCTTTTAATCATATCTTGCACAAGAACGGGCAGATTACTGCAACCGAACGATGCCATCATTCGAGTGAGTGCACCTGTATTCACGTGCTTGAACGGATACTTAGCACACAAAGTCTTAGCGAGAGTCGACTTGCCGCTCCCGGTATTTCCATATAAAAGGATATTCATTAGGCACCTTCCTCATAATTTATGGGTGGTCTTACATCATCGCATTTACTAATACGAACCGCACACTCATACTCGAAGATAGGCGTATGAGTATACGCCGTCCTGACGATATATTTATCGTCGTCGATACCGATGAGTCTACCGATTACAAAGCCAGTTAACCAATCTGAATTGCTATACCATGCAACGACAGTGTCGCCTGCTTGTGGGTGCTCATTGGCTCGAATAGCAGCTACAATATTGTTAAGTGTGTAGTTCATACCATTCCTCATAGGCGGCTTTGACTAATACAAACTTTTCCACAGACCCGCCTTTGTCCGGGTGGTTTGCCTTGGCCCACTTGGTCCAAGCTTCTTTAATATCACTCTTCTGCGATGTACCGAGCAATGCCCTGAGGTTCATCTCGATGGCATTGTCATCGTCATACTGAGCAGAGAACTGAATGAACATATCCTTCGTACGACAGCACTGAGCATAAAGGTCCAGCCAAAATAGAGGCTTGACATTATCCTGGAAGCCGACATACGAAAAGTATGTGATGAGATGCTGTTGGTTCACGGCCTTCAACCGTCGCCACCACCTGTGCATAGATATGGCTCCGTACTTATAGCCGTGCTTGGATAGAGATAGCATCAACTTGATGAATGGCTCATCAACGGGATTGGCCCATTGAACCATAAGAGCCCAGCCAAAGCGACCCCAGTCCTGGTGTTTACGGAGTTGGAGCAGGAGCTCGCACCTCTTGCACAGGTCCAGGGTGGCTTTGGCTTCTTTGGCTATCTCTTTAATCTGTTCTGGATTATTGATTACCGCTTCCCTGTTCGCCACTATCATTTTCAGATGCCTCTATTCTTTTGATGGTATCGTTATAGTCATTGAACATACGGGCGACCATAGACTTCACGCTCTCGGTGGCATCTTTAATATGGTCATACGGTTGACGACGTTCCCGGCACTCATACTTCAGGTGGATGCACCGAGCACAAATGTATTTGGCTTCGGCCATCAACCTTTCATAGAGCGGGTCCTTCCAATCTGCGGTAGGAAAATAGGCCTGCAATCTTTTCTTGGCCATGGATGCAGCATTGATGAAAGCTGTCTGTCCCGGCTGGCCTGACTGCATATACCCATTCTGTACGATGGGTTCGTTGAGAAGGTCTGTGGCCATCGTACTAATCTCCCTTGACTGAGAGCGGACCTCCTCAATTGTCTTACATTCTTTAAGAACTGGTAGCATTTGTGTTATCCTCGTCGTTGAAATAGCATTTAAACTTTTGAAAATTCATCTTGAAAAATGGACTTATCGCCTAAAATTCTTTATGAAAAAATGAAAAATTTTTTGTGAAAAAAAA